GAGAGTGGGGACCTCATTACGAATGTGGCAGGCGGGGGCCATTATGAGCACGCATTGTGGGATTACGGCAGCGATAGTATTGTTGTCCGTAGAAAATTTTTGGGAATTACCTACAAGCTCATAACCTATGCCGTAGAGAGGAAGCAGATAACGGAGAACAGGCAAGCCATACTGCTAGCCCCTATAAAACAATTTAAGGGACTCGCGGCCATGCTGGCCTCGTTGATAGTTGAAGGTAAAGCCTTGGACCGTTTCAACCCGATTGTACATACTGACAGAGGACCATTCGTCCGATTCAAAGTACACTCGAAAGAAGGAACGATGATAACCACTGCAAGACCCAACACTATGCTTTGTTGTACTGTCCAGGCTGAGGTCGACGATGCTGTTGCATCTGTCGCTCGCCTGGGAACGACAAACCTAATGATGCCCACTGTCGCCAGTTGGCTCGGGAAGGAAATGCGTGCCGCGAGCACCGTTCTAACCGAGTACCACAGGGCCGCAGCAGCATCTAAACTCCCCACTGTGTTCCCTGTTGAGCTTGGAGTTCGCGCTTACCAGTACGAACCCAACTCCTACGACCAAGAAGCCAAACCAAAACTGGAGGCATTTATGTCTCCGTTGGTCCATGGCGCTTTCGCCCCAGTCCCAAATGCCGCCGGAGAAGAACAATGTGTTGATGGTAGAATAAACAAATTGAAGAAACCAGAACCTAAACCATGTTCATTCCGAGACCAATGCCTGCGAGAATTCATAGATCTCGTCGTTGAAGGTGTGACGCTGGAACCAGTGTCTTATGAAGTTGTCGAAGAAAAACAGACAAAACCGGCCCAGAAGCTATCTCTTATGAAAGCCGTTCTATCGGGCGCCCACGTCAAGAGGGTATTAAAATGTTTCTTAAAAGCAGAGGCGTATCAGGATGTTAAGGATCCTAGAAACATCTCCACGTATAATGATCTGGATAAGCTCACCATGGCCCAATTCAGTCTAGCTTTGAGTAATCATCTTAAGAACTTCCCATGGTATGGGCCCGGAAAAGACCCGCTTGAGATTGCGACGAGAGTCGCCTCGATCTGTGAGAACGCAGAAAGTTTCGTAAACCTGTCAGATTTGACTAGGATGGACGGAACTATCAGCTACTATCTCAGACTTGTCGACCGCGGTGTTATGATGAAGACGTTCGTCAATCACAGGGCCGTTTTGAACGAACTATTGAAAAGGAACGTAGACAACAAGGGGTTTTTACCATATGGTACGACCTTCGACCAAGGCTCCAGCCACGGGTCAGGATGCTCAGCTACAAGCGTCCTCCAGACCCTCAGGAAGGTATTCTGTTCCTTCCTTGCTTACCGCCATACCAAGCGCCCAGACGGATCCACGTACGGTCCACAGGAGGCTTTCGGCGCCCTCGGAATTCACGCGGGTGACGATGGTCTCGATCCTGACCTTCCCGTGGCTTCTCACGAATGGGCAGCGTCAAAGGTTGGCCTCCTCATCGAAGCTGCTACCGTTGACCGTGGGTTTTCGGGAGTCAACTTTTTGGCACGCTACTATTCAGATCAGGTCTGGCAAGGCCGTCTTGATAGTATGTGCGACGTCAAAAGACAACTCTCCAAATTCCACACTACGGTGCGCTTACCGGATAATATACTCGCTGAGCACAAACTCGTGGAGAAATGCATGGCATACGTCGCCACTGATGGAAACACACCCGTTTTTGGACCCCTCTGTAAACGGGTGTTGGTGCTGTCACACTATAGACCGAAAACGTCCCATGGCATTGCAAATTGGTGGTCTCGTTTCGAGCAGTCGAGACAGTTCCCCAATAACAATGCTGATGGATGGATGGACGTGGAGTTCTATAGACAGTTTCCCGAGTTCGACCATAGCATCTTCGATCACTGGCTGGCTAAAACCAAGTCAGCAACGGAAATTCTTAAAGCTCCACTATGTGCGGAACCTCGTCCAGCAACTCCATCTACCGTCGACGTTGTCGTCGACGGAGATGTGCTGCCTGCTCGAGAACCAGATACAGTGGATCAGAAGGAACCCATCATTATGGAGGAAAGTAAGCAACAACCCCGCCCAAAGACGAAGGCGAAAAGGGAAACAAAACGCAAAGGAGCCGACAAAAAGGAGTATAGAGTTAAATTCACCGGATCCCGTCCTAAGCGAGATAAGCATAATTAGGCAAATTAACCACCCGCATGAG